CCTGATGGAGGGCATCCTTCAGTCAAAGGTCATCGTCACATTGCTGATGATGTAATAAAATTTATGACAAATGAACTACATTTTTGATGTTGATGGCACACTGACCCCTGCTAGGAGACAAATGGACTTGTCTTTCGAGGCATGGTTCATAATATTTGAATGCAAGCACCCTGTGTATCTGGTGACTGGTAGTGATAGACAGAAGACTATAGATCAGGTTGGTCTTGATGTGTATAACAGAGCACGGAGAGTATATAATTGTTCTGGTTCAGATGTGTGGGAGGGAGATCGTAATGTTTATAGAGACGATTGGAAACTACCTCATGATGCTAATGCATGGTTGATGTTAGAACTCAAGCAAAGTAATTTTTCTATCAGAACTGGTACACATATAGAAAGGAGACCTGGTTGTGTCAACTTTAGTATCCTAGGTAGAGGTGCTAACTTTGAGGAGAGAGAAGTATATAAGCAATGGGATAAAGATGAGAATGAGAGACATCAAATTGCTAGGAGATTTAATAGAGAGTTTCCTGACCTCTATGCTACTGTTGGTGGTGAGACAGGACTAGACATAGCACCACAAGGTAGAGATAAGAGTCAGATACTCAGAGACTTTGATGGAGATGTAAAATTCTTTGGTGATAAGATGGATAAAGGAGGTAATGACTACCTTCTTGCAAAGACAATAAGAGAAAAAAAATTAGGTGCTACCTATTATGTGTTTGATTATAAGCATACTTGGGAGATATTACAGTACGAAAATAAATGAAATTTTATTTTGATGGTTGCTCCTTTACATTTGGTCAAGGAGTGCCAGCAGATAAAAGATGGAGTTACCTTGTAAGTAAACACTTTGGTGCTGAAGAATTTAATATAGCAAGTAGTGGTGCCACCAATGATACTATCATGAGGCACTTTTTTACAGGACAAACTATGAATGAGTATGTTCCTAATATGACATTCAATCTACAGAATTTTGATTTCTTCTTTATTCAATTTACTTTTCATTTAAGAAGAGAGTATTATGATAGCAGTGGCAGTAGATGGAGAAGGTATAGGTACAATGATAATGGTGCAGGGTGGGCAAAAAGACACATTCAATTCTTCCAACACTACAGTACAGAGATACACACCAAGTATCAGGAGAAAGTTTTTGAGGAAATAAATCATACTGCTATAACCTCACACTTGAAGTGTCTGAATAAACCATACTTCTTAGGACACTTGGGACAATCCTTTGGTATGACATATGATTATGATTTCCGTACACCAGTTGATCTACTATCATGTCACCACCCATCAATAGAGGGTAATAAAGTGATAGCAAAAAAAGTTATAGATATAGTGGAACAAAAATTATTATGAAACCGCAATCAGCGAAGGCAAAGGGTAGGAAACTACAGCAGTGGGTGAGAGATAAACTCATTGAACATAGGGAAGTACATCCTGAGGACATTGAGTCGAGGAGTATGGGTGCAGGAGGAGAGGATCTTATTATGGCACGAGATGCTAGACAAAAGTTCCCCTTTAGTATAGAATGTAAGAACCAAGAGAAATTGAACGTTTGGGATGCTTATCAACAAGCAATTGATAACTCTGGTGACTACGAACCTATTCTTATAATGAAGAAAAATGGTAAAAAACCACTGGTTGTCATGGACGCGGAAAGCTTTATCAAGTCCAAAGACTGATATGGAAGACTGGCGTTACTCAGACGAGAGAATGTTACTGAGGGCAGAAGTCTTTCGTGCATTGCAACATCATTTAGCAGACCATACACGTGCAGTGTATGAGTTCTGTACTCTATGGGTAGATCTAGGAAACCCTTCTAACAAAAGTATAGAGGAAGCATTCCAAGACTATCTACGTAAACTAGCAGAGGATTCTTATGCAAAAACTAATTAATGCAGCAGCACTATTCGCTGGTGCAGTATCACTCGCTGTCGTTGGTACAGCAGGGTATGTATACATCAGAAAAGACGCTATCATTGAGAGTGTCAAAGAGAAAGCACTTGAAGCAGTGATGGGAAGCGTTACTGAGTCACTACCTAGTGTTGATCTACCTGATGCTACAGGACCAGCAATACCTTCACTACCTACACCTCCAGCACTATAAATAAAACTGCCTAGCAGTTTCTAGATGGAAGATAAGAAGGACAAACCTAAAGGTCCTATGGGTAAACTACAAGAGTTTGCTGAAGATAAAGAAGAACAGTTAGTAATTCTTAGTACATTTGTTCGCCTTGGTATTCTGGTGTGGTCTGGTGCAATATTAACATTGAACTACGTCACAATACCAGGTTGGGAACAAGACAAGATCGATCCGACCTTCATAGCTTCGGTGTTTACGGGAGTTACAGCTACGTTCGGAATCCAGACCGGTGGTAAGAAAAAGAACGGTGAAAATGGTGGAGGTGTTAACATAACCAAGAAGGATATGGAGATGCTCATCGCCAAAGCAGCAGAAGCAGCACCCACTCAAACAATCAGGTTAGAACAGGGTCCCGTGACAATATCAGCGAGTCCAAATAAAAAGTCATCATAAGATACCTGTGGTATAGTACATAGTAATGTAGTAAATAATACAGAACTATGAAACACTATGTCGTAGGTTATCATGACATGATGAACAACGTTATAGAGATCTGTGAGTATGCAGAGGATGCTTTCCAAGCACTACAGCAAGCAAAGCATGACATCCCAGAACTCATAGGTCACCCAAATGCATGTGAGTATTGTTACTTAGAAGATGGAAGAACTTGACTTCATACACTCTCCAAGTGTGAATAAGATAGAGGTAAATATACCTCCTATCAGAGTTCTCAACGTGCCAAATATAAGAGTATTCAATGCACCTGTACCTAACGTAACAGTTCCAGTTACAGTGTACATTGGAAAACCAATAGTAGATTTACCAGGTTGTGTAGAAGCACACCCAGAAGACGAAGGAAAAAGTCCCTCACTTGTCACGGATGACAGTGATGGGACTGTTGTTTTATGTGACGGTCAGTATCCATCCTATGATGCGATGGACTATGTACCAGAAGACATTATACTAACGACAGAAGCAGCACCACCAACTGTACAACCACCACCAGAACCACCAGGTGCACCAGAGGTTCCTGATACAGGAGGTGTAACAGAGGAAGAACAACCATGTCCTGCACCAGGTCAACCACGTGTAGGTGATCTATCTCAAAGTGGAGATGAAAAAGTTAGTGGTCATGAACTCCAAGGAACTACCTGTGTTGTATTATATGAACCTACTACTGCTATTGAAAAATTTTTACCATCGACTAACGTGGTTACGACCACAGCAGTCATAGCAACAGTTGCTACTGCGTCTGCCCTATTTGCAAAACCCCTAGCGGATTTGATTCTGAGGGCTTTGAAACCTCTAATAAAGAAGGCAACTGATACTGTGAAGAAGAAACTGGGACGTCATCGGACTTTATCGAAGTCGGAGGTTTTATCAAATAAGTATCGGGATTCAAAGGGTCTTCCACCTTTGAAGGTTCTGAAAAAGAATAAGAAGTTGAAGGGATAGAGTGAGTATGATTTGGTAATGTATTTGGTGGGTTTACCAATACAACATCAGCACATACAGAGTAGTAAGGAGACTTTGGATGGAACATAATTCCAGCTTTCATTAGTTCTCCGCAATTTTTTAACCTGGCTATTTCAAAGTCAAGGCGTTTATTGGCATTTGTCTGCTCGATGAATGCTATCTGCTGTGTTGCTGCTTCTTTACATAACTGAGTCAATTTCTTATCAAGTGGCCAACTTATAGTACCACTGATACCTATTGATATATTCTGGTTGTTCTTCTGACCTGTTCTTGTTGGTTTATAAAATAAAATTTCACCGGGATTATCAGGTACACCATCATCATTGGCGTCTAGCATGTTGTACACTGGATCCATCCAATAATCTTCGTAAGGATGCTGTTCGCTGAGACTCCCAGTGAAGAACGGAGTAAGGTTCATGGTAGCACCTTGACATTGTATACCATTACTATAAGTGTTGGTAATATAAGGTCCTTGTAAAA